GGTTATGGTGCAAGCACTTGGGGCGGAGGTGGTTGGGGTGGCTCATCTACACTATCTTCAGTCAATCAATTGCGTTTGTGGACACATGATAATTTTGGACAGAATCTAATTATCAATCCTAGAGGCGGTCAAATATATAGATGGCAACCATCATCTGGAGTAGGTACAAGAGCTACTTTATTATCAGCTATAGGTGGTGCTAACAAAGTTCCGACTAAAGGCTTACAAGTTATAACTTCAGAAACAGACAGACATTTAATTGTTTTGGGTGCTGATCCGTTATCAGGTGGTAACAGAACAGGGGTAGTTGATCCTATGTTAGTAGCATTTAGTGATCAAGAAAATGAGCTACAATTCGAACCTTTGACTACAAATACAGCTGGTTCTGTCAGATTATCCTCAGGATCTCAGATAGTTGGTGGTGTTAAATCAAGACAAGAAATAGTTATATTTACTGATACTTCTGTATATAGTATGCAGTTTGTCGGTCCACCATTTACATTTGCAGTAAACCTTATTGATAATTCTACTGGCTTGATAGGACCTAAAGCAGCTGTAACAGCTCCTGGAGGTGTTTATTTCATGTCTTACGATAGTTTTTACGTTTATAGTGGTGGAGTACAAAAACTGCCTTGTAGCGTTAAGAACTATGTATTTAGAGATGATGAAAATGGTTTGAATGTAAATCAAGCCTACAAAGTATTTGGTTTTACAAACAAAGAACATAATGAAGTAGGTTGGTTTTACCCTTCTAAAAAAGAAGGTGCAAACGATAACGAAGAAATCAATCGTTATGTAATTTATAACTACGCTACAAATATTTGGTATTACGGACAGTTGGTGAGGACTGCTTGGTTAGACTCTGGTGTCGAATCATTCCCACAAGCCGTTGGCGCTCCATACTTATATGAACATGAGACTGGCTTCAACGACGACGGATCAGAAATGACTGGTGTGTTTATAGAGTCGTCAGACTTAGACTTAGGTGACGGAGAAAGTTTTGCTTTTCTAAGTAAAATAATTCCTGATATAAAGTTTATAGAAAGTGGTAATCTAAAAATGATTACAAAACAAAGAAATTATCCAGGCGATTCTCTATCTACAACGTCAAGTTCAGTTATCTCTCCAACTACACAACAAGCATTTATTAGGTCAAGAGGCAGACAATTTGTGTTACGTCTAGAATCTAATGATGGTGATTCTGGCAATAATGATGTTGGATGGAGGTTAGGGGCGACAAGACTAGATCTTAGAACCGACGGGAGAAGATAAGGGTGGCTAAACTCTTACAAACCAACTTACCCTTTGCTACAGGGCCAAATGTAACAGCTGAAACGTTTAATCAGCTCGTTAGAACACTAGAAATAAACTTAGGGTCTATTGATCCTGATAACACTTTACAACTTACTACAGCTGAAAGAGATGAGCTCAACTTTAATATTGGGCAGATTATCTATAACACTACAACCACTACACTTCAGTATTGGGATGGTACAAACTTTCAAAACATATCAGCACTTGGTGCCGTTAACTTAAATGTATCTGACGGTAGTGCAACTATCGGTATTAACCTTGGCACACAAACTCTATCTCTTATAGGTGGTACAGGCATAACATCTAATGCATCAGGGACTTCAGTTACCTTTGCTATTGATAATACGGTTGCTACTCTGACAGGGACTCAAACCCTTACAAATAAGACTCTTACAAGCCCTGTCCTGAACGGTACTTTGTCAGGTTCTGCATTTAAAGATGAAGACAATATGGCTAGTAATTCTGCTACAGCAGTAGCCTCACAACAGTCAATTAAAGCATATGTAGATAGCCAAGTAGGTACAGTTGATACCCTAGCTGAGATCTTGGCTAACGGTAATACAACAGGTGGTACTGATATAGCCGTATCTGCTAATGATGATATTACCTTTACTGATAGCAGTAAGGCTTTGTTTGGAGCTAGTAGCGACCTACAGATATATCACGATAGTTCTAATAGCTATATAAGAGATATAGGAACTGGTGACTTATTTCTTGCGGCAACTAATCTAAGACTGACTAATGGTGGAGTGACAGCAACCTATTTACAAGGTACAGATGGTGGTGCTGTAGATATTAGATATAACAATTCTATCAAGCTCGCTACAACTAATATTGGTATTGATGTAACAGGAGAAATAGAAGTTGGCGATAGTCATAAAATTGGTGATGATGGTTTTGATAATTTAGCTTTAATCTCATCAAGTGGTGAAAACTTAGTATTAGGCTCTGCAAACGATTTATATTTCAATACCAACGCAACATCTCTTTCAAGTACTGGAAACGCCAGAATGTATGTTTCTGGAACTAATGGATATGTCGGTATTGGGACTATTGTTCCAGCAGCTAACCTTCATGTTGAATCTTCTGCACCTGAATTTAGATTATCACAATCAGGGACAGCGGTAGTAAGACTCAGAACAAGTGGCGATAACTATATAAATACAGGGCAAAAACTTGGCCTAGGCACCAACAGTCCAGACACAAAATTAGATCTAACTACTGGTGGGGTTGCTGGCTTAATATTGAATCAAGATACGTCCAATTCTTCCGTATCATCAAGATTGTTTTTTAAAGATCAGACCAGAACAAATGCCATAGTTAACGTTAATGGTAATTTAGAACTTAGAACAGGTGCAACAATTGGTGTAAGTTCTGGAACAAAACGTTTAGTAGTAAATGGAAATGGAAATGTTTGTATAGGTAATAATGCTGCACCTTCAAGACAATTGACAGTCTACAACACTAGTGCAGCAGCAGTTTTAGCAATTACAACTTCAACATCAAATTTTGCACAAATAGCATTAGGTGATACTGATGACGATAATTATGCACAAATTGTACTAGATAACTCAAATAATAAGTTACAAATTCAAAATGGTGGTGGTTCAGGTATTATTAACAGAGGTATCACTTTAGATTCTTCTGAAAATATTGGTATCGCAACTAGTTCGCCAGCAACTAAACTGGATGTGAATGGTACATCTACTTTTAGAGATGACGTAACCTTTACTGGAGCTAGTGCTAATATTATTTATGACTCATCCACTAACAACCTAGAGTTTCAAGATACCGCTAAAGCTTCTTTCGGTACAGGTAATGACTTACTTATTTACCACGATAGTGAGTCAGTAATAGAAGATGTGGGCACTAATGGCCTAATTATTAAAACAGATGGTCCAAATATTTCTATTGATGGTGGCTCTGAAGTAATGGGCAAGTTCATCAAAGATGGTGCTGTAGAGCTGTACTACGACAATAACAAAAGATTTGAGACTACTTCTATAGGTGTAAATATACCTAATCAGCTAGTCGTACAAGGAACAACAACATTTAACGACGACGCTATCTTTACTAATGATGCTTTGTTTGGTGACAACGATAAAGCTATTTTTGGTGCAGGTAGTGATTTACAGATTTATCATGATAGTAGTAACAGCTACATAAATGAGGTTGGAACTGGTGACTTAATTATAAAGGGTGGTAATGACATCCTTTTTCAAGATGCTGTTGGAAATACTTTAGCCAACATGAACCAATCAAATAGTGTTGAGCTTTATTTCGGCGGTAGTAAAAAGTTTGAAACTAGCTCGGCAGGCATAACAGTAACAGGTACCATTACATCTGGAGCAATTACATCCTCAGGTTTAGTGAATGCTGATAGTCTAGAGGTACAAAATGATTCAACTTTTAATGGTGATTTAGACGCATCTGGTCAGTCTGTCAACGCAGCTAATTTTGGTATAGGTACTGTAGCTACTGTTGGATCTAGCTCTGCAACCACATCTGCAACCACGCAAGTAGCGGTTGATACTGTTTCTAAAGCAGCATTTAGAACCGTTAAGTATTTAGTGCAGATAACTAATTCAACAGATAATGAATATCATGCTACAGAGATACTAGTAACACATGATGGCACTACGCCGAGTATGACTGAATATGCTACTATATTTACAGGTACTGCCGAGGAAGCAACGTTTAGTGCGGACATATCAGGTAGTAATTTAAGGCTATTAGCGACACCTGCCTCGACTGATAGCATGACATTTAAAATTACCAGGACAGGTATAAAGGTATAGCGATTGGATAGGGAAGATGGC